CGATGTCAGCATCGATGAACATCAAGTGTGTGCAATCTGTTTGTAAGAAGTCGTGTGCTAGGCTGTTACGACCACGCGTGATGAGTGATTCGTTAGTCATGTATCCATAACGAAAGGCGATATTCTCTTTGCCTAACGCTCCAGCCATCTGCACCATACCTACTGTGTAGGCACCGTTACATACACCACCATACATTGGGGTTGCGATAAATAAGTTAGCTTTCATTATTTGCCACTCCCGATAACGCCCGGTGTCCATAAGCTCTTAAGTGCACGGAACTCCTCAAGACGTTTCACAAAAGGGTGTGGGGTAGGTACGTATGGGCGGAAGTTGTTGCCTGTGCGTCCTTGTGCAACGGCGAACTCGTTTGGTTGTGGCTTGTATGTTTCAAAGTTAGCTTGCTTCATTGGATAGTCCTGTTCTTGATTAGGTTGGAAATTGTGTCACTTATGTTTGCGGCGGCTTCGATGAGTAGCATTGGCAATTCGCTCTCATCCATATTCAATCCGTAAACCTTGACGGTTTCTTTCTCGTTATTGACTATGATTACTGCGGCTGAATGAACAGCCTCTTCTACTGTGCATAGGGCAAGCTGTTTCTGTACCTCATCGTACGCTTGCTCTTTAGTTTGCTCTCTCATGGCGTTATACCTTTGTCGATTGTTGTAAATACATCTTGTACATCTGCGATGTTGTCCTCGTTTACCACCAGTGTGAACCCCTGTGCTTGTCGGATCTTTGCCATCTCTGCCTCTTGTAAAGGTGTGGGCTTGTTAGTGCCAGCCTTACACTCGATAGCAACGAACACGCCCCGATAACAACACACAACATCAGGAACACCACTACGCCCATAGCCACCAGTAGCAGGGAAAAAATAGTAAGCGCCGTTCTTTTTAATAACATCAACTACCTTCTTCTTGACTTTCGCTTCGGGCGTCATCGTTTCTTCTCCTTACATCGTCAACACGTTGTAGGCATGTGACGATCTGATTAAGTTGGTGATACACAGTTTGTTGGTCTTGTACTTGAAACGCTTTGAGTGCAATGATTACCTCGGCTTCAAGGTTACATAGTGCGGCGTTCTCACGCATCAACGCTAAGATTTCATTTTCTGACATACGCATCTCCTAACTCCTTGAGTAGCCCTTCACCTTTGGCGCTGACCAAAAGATCTACGCCCCGTCTATCGACCTTGTCTTGCTTCTCGAGTACGAACTTCTTGGCAATGAGTTTGTGTAAGTACTTATGCGTGGTAGCTGGTGACATGACTGCTTGTGCTTCAGCTATCTTCAATACCGCCATAGTACCTAGTGGGGTTTCTGCATTGACCATACCTAGTATGTATTCTTCTTGCCACCCTATGCGGTGGCGCTTCCTAATTGCTTGTGTATCGTATGCGTTCACTCTGCTTCTCCTTCTGTTGGTGTTTCGTCACATCGTTCGATCAATGCGGCATAGCCACAGATGTCTACTAGGCTGTCACGGTGCTCGGGGTTGTTGGCTAACCTAGCCGTTTTTAAAAGAATCATCATTGCGGCAACGTCTTTTGCACCGATGGTGTTTTCGTTTGGGATGGCACGTGATGCGACCAAATAGGCAGTCCACATGCGTGCTATGGTTTGTAGGTTTTTAGAAGGATGACCGTAGGTCTTCTCTCTGTCCCCATAGATGATAGCGTTTGCTTCCTTTAAGATACTCATACAGCCCCCTTAGAAATTAAACTTGGATAGTACATCATCGACCTGAGCCTTGACGTCTTGTCTTGTCTGCACGTCCTTACGCAAGTCCTTGATGTCGATACCACCAATCGCTTGCTTCAATGCCCTACGTGCTTCTTCCAACTGTGGGTCGTTGGTGATGTTCAATGCCTTAGCCATGTCACATAGGTCGTGTGCGTTACCAAGTAATGATTCTTGAAACAAGCGAGGCTTAGCTTCACCGCTTACGTAGTCGATCGTGAGCCTATCAGACATACGCTTGAGATGCTCACCAAGACGTTGCTTAATGTCACTCATCGCATGCTCTACCCGCTCATCAGCTAGCTTAGCTAACTTAGCTTTGAGTTCTTCTTGCGCATCGTTGCCAATGTCAATACGGAAATCACCCGATGCAGGTACAGGCATGTAGTTAGCATTGAACCTAAAGCGGTGGGAGATGTCATCAGGTTGTGGGTAGTCGTTGCGGTTGAACATATCACCTAGTGCCATAGCTTGCGCAGTAATGAGTGATGGGTAGATCAATACAAACTGAGCAACGAGCCCGTAGAACTTATCCTCTGCCTGTTGTAGCTTGGCATTGAATTCCATGAAGCGTGAACTAGGTAGCAGACGGATACCCGAGTCACTCCAAGGCAACGTGTTGTCATACACATAGCTACGTGTTTCTGTAACGTGCTGACCTACCACCTCCAGTTCGGTACGACCAGCAAATAAGTTCTTGTTGACCCGAGCCGCACCCTTGGCTTGTGCATTCTTATTACTAACCAACTCGTCAGTAGTCGAGCGATCTAGCTTGCGTGCAGTCCATTGTGATACGTTGAGTTCTACCAGTAATGCGCATGTGTCGATGTTATATCGTGTCATGATTTCCTCGTTGGTTGGTTACTTGATACCTAGTTGTGCAAACAAATCGTCCATGTCGTCCATCGGTTCGGTACGAGTGATGAGTACGAAGCGCTTATCTTCTGACGCACCTACCTTGTGGCACTGCTTACCCCATAACACAGTAGCCGTTGATGACGCTGAACCATACACAGTTTCCATGTCGTAAGGTGATACAGGGATACGTGCAGTTTGATTGACTGCGATGTGATCGAGGTAAGGTCTGATGTGCTTACGGATAACGCCATACGGATAGCGTGCAGGTCTGCGCTTGGCTTTTGCCTTGACCTCAAGATCACCATGCGTCTTGCTATCGCTGTCTACGATAGCGTACTTGGCGCCGATTGCGTTGAGTAATTTGATTGCGTTTGCTAATGCTTTTTCATGAATAGAGTTCATGGTTGTAATGCTCCTTAGTTTGAGTAGATACGTACTGCTTTGCCTTGTGGTGGTACGAAATGATCATTGTCAACAACACCCCATAACGCAGGCACATCGACCTTGCCATCACTACCATCGAGATACCCATCGGTTAACCATACAACACCTTTGGGCTGATACTTTTTACTGCGAATGTATTCGACAACACATTGTGGTGAAGTGCCACCACCACCGAGAGGCTTGAGTAGTGATGCGATCTTGTCGAACTCGTGAGGTTTGAATACTTGATCACCGCATACTGCGCAGTCCCACCATAGAACACGCACGCTATCAGGGTTGACGTTCTGTGCAATGCGAGCAATCTCACCGAATACAGTAGGGTAGATAGGACCCATTGAACCTGATGTATCGCACGCAATGATGAGCTCACCAGTAGCCTCGGAGAAGTGAGATGGCATGACAACACCGAGAGGTAGCAAGCGCTTGTTGGGTGGTGCAAAGCGAGAATACTCATCACCCTCGCATAGTGCAGTGATCCACTCACGCATATGCTCACGCCAGTTAGTGTCACGCTTCTGTGTCGCACGATCTAACGCACTACCACGAGAGCCCTTACCAGCTAGCTTGTCAGACAACAACTTACCCTGACGGATAGCGTCATCGATCTGTCGACCTAACTCGTTGGCTTCCTTGCTACCTAGCTCTGCCGTACCGAAGATGTGCTTGTCCATAGCACCGCCGTTGCCGTCACCGACACCGTTGCCCTTGGGTGGTGGGGGTGGAGGATTGCGTAACAAGTCTTGCAACACCTCGATGAATGACCAGCCCTGATACTTGGGGTCAATGAGTGGGTCAGGGTTAGTGACACGCTCAACGAATGTGAAGTTGGGGTCGATCTCCTCGATGGTGGCATTGACTACGTAATCCATAGCCATGTTGCACAACTGCGGATACTTCTTGGACAACTCGTTGTAGTTAGTGCAGTGCATGAGAGCCTTGTGTAATGACTCATGCGCAACGAGATAGCGCAACTGCTTGCGAGTAAGGGTGTTGACAAACGCAGGGTCATAGTAAACGTCACGACCATCTGTGCCTGCTGTGCCGATGTCCTCGAACTTGACGTCACCAACATAGACCACACCTGATAGACCGGCGAAGTCTTTGTTGTTGCTGAAGTCAACGTGTACTGCAATCACCCGATCGGGTGCTGATAACTTATCCCATGTCTTACTCATCGTTTGTTACCTCCTCTAAATCAGTTATTTCTACGTCGTAGTCATCGGGGTTGTCGACATCTACTTTTATTTCCCTTGCTAACTCTCGTGCTTCTTCCCAAGAGGTAGCCTCAAACTCCATCTTGTAATACTGCTTGTATACAAGCCATGCTTTGTACTTAGGCATACAACCTCCTTACTTGGTTGAGAAGTAAATCTTGTTGTCATTCATCAATGCTTGGAACGGCTTGACTGTAACGAATGTCGCCGCACGTGTAGAGTTCGCAATGTTATTGGCAAACATAGACTGCAACTCACGACGATTGCGCATCACGTACTCGGTGCATGCCTCGGCTTCCTCACGTGTGTTGGTCTGCGTCACACACTTGAGCACAGTAATGATCTGCGCCACAGGATTGGAAGGGATAGGGCAAGTAGATGGTGAGCTAACTATCTTGCTGAAGGCAGGCGTCTCGTCACCGAAGCGAATGAACGCACCCATAACCTCAGCACCAGCACGACCGATCGTACCCTCGAGTAGACCCTGCAACGTATCGGTATCAAGGAACTCACGCTCTTTGACAATGTCTGACGCAGAGTGCAACGAGCGAGGTGTGATGTAAGCCTGCTGAGATAACAACGGATTGAAGATAACGTCATTCTCCTTGGACTGATCACGACCTGCATACTTACCGCCATCTTGATAGTCAAGGAAGCTATCGAACCATTGTGGATTCTCGTTGGTACATGCAAGCACGACAGGGTCGATGTTGCTCTCGACACCCCAGCTAAACCACTCGGGTTGCGTAGGCTTACGCATAGTCAGGAACACAAGACGATTGCGTAGGTGGGCTTGAATGCTATCGCCCAGACCCTCGACCGCAAGGTTAGTACCAGCGAACACAACTGAACCCTCAGCCATCTCGTAGTTACCTACTGCACGCTCGTACACAATCGGAGCAAGCACGTCCTTGATGTACTGCTTAGCCTTAGCCAACTCATCGAGGAACACTAGCGATGGGCGAGCACCGTTGATACCCTTCTGATTAGCTTTGCTAACACCGAAGCGCTCGTTAGGTAACTCACGTGATACGCCTGCGTCACGATCAATGTCAGGCATCCATACAGAACCATCAGACATCTGCGTGCAGTCGAGCTTGACTGCAATGTGATTGGCAAAGTGTGGGTCACGCTCAAGCGTGTGATAGATACCAGTCTTACCGATACCGTTCTCACCTTGAACAATGATGGTGCGCTTGTGACCAATCTTCTTGATTGCGTTCGCTACTTGTAGTGAATTAAGTAATTTCATGGTGCTTATATCCTCGTTTGTTGGTTTATTGTACTACTGTTTTTTAGAAATGATAACATACTATTTTCTATAATCCATAGCCATCTATATCAATCTATAGGTGTCTATATCAATCTACTTAACCTCCTTTCTTGTTGGCTACTGTGTAATAACTGTTTGGCAACGTCTTGCTGAACTGCGGTAGGGCTACCGACTCGCTACCCTTGGACAGACCAGCGAAGGACATCAGCCTAGCAACTAGCGACTTCTTGAACTCCTCGGGGGTGATGCCTGCCACGATGTCATCGGCTTGCTCTTGTGCATCATCAGCCTCGGCAGGGTTGCGTTGTCTATGCCAATTACCTAGCTTGTAGAACAAGTTGCCGTCTGTGCCATAGATCTTCTTGTTACCTAGCATGTCAAAGCAATCCTGTGCCACCTTGTCGAAGGTTTCCATGAACGCCTGCGACTCGAGGGGTAGGGGTCGGTTACGCATAGCTGTCTGCATCTCAGACTGCAATGAATAGCTCAGGTTGTTCTCACCAAAGGGTCTGCCCATAGATGAGTCGACCTTGAAGTTATCCTTGAGTGTGGGTAGCTTGAACATCTGAAGCGTGACGTAGGCATCAAGCTCAGCCTTTAGATCCTTGCGTGTCTGCTTGTCCTCGTTGGTTGAGGCAAGGCGGTATACATCAGCATGCCATGACTTCTCCACAATGAGTTGGTGAGAACTATTGTAGGTAAGCAACGCAGAGAAGTCCTTGCCCTGATTCTTGTAGTAAGGGTTGAGTGGCACACGAACTACATCACCTGTCGTGGTTTCGATACCGATGCGGTTGTAATACCCTGTGAACTTGTATTGCAGGTGTATGTCGTATGTGCCATACAAGCCAATGACTGCCACCTCATACTCGCCTGCCTCGTTTGGTTCGTATACCCGAGCAACATCTACGCCGTTGACCTTGTAGACGTAGCTATGTGCATCTTTCTGCAACATCAGGTGTGACTCAGATACCCTACGCAATGGGCGTTGATTGTCCGCATACTTCTTACTGCGTGGTGGCTTGCGTGTCTTGTTGAACTGTGCTTCTGCTTGTTGGTAGTTAATCATGATAGTTTTCCTTCGTTAGTAAAGTGGTAATCGTTTGCATCAAAGTGGTCAAGCATCATCTCCTCGCTACATAGGTATTCATACTCCTCTCTTAGTCGGTGGTAAATATCCTTGGCATACTGCTTGCCACTCTCTGCAATGGCTTGTGTAATACCTTCGGTTGATTTGAGGGTGCAGTTGTCATCAGATACGATGATGTCGAATAGGTGCTGAACTTCCATGCCCTTGAATATCGAGGGCAACTCCATCAACCAATCGTCTGTGAACTCATCGGTGTGATCTTCTACATCGCTGAACTGCATCGTGCTCTCATGGCAGTAGTGCGAGTTGTTAGCCACCACCTTGCAGAACTTATCCACAACATCTTCTTGGATAAGCTGGCACCATGCTGTTACACCGATCGAATCGGGGACATTTGTCTCCAACCATTGCCGTACATCTACTTGCCCTATCCAGCTAGCCCCATCGCCTTGTGAGTAGAATCCTGAGAAGTAGATCTTGTCGATGTAAAAGCCTTTCTCTTTGCCATCTTCAATAGCCATCTCATACACGCTGTCCCACCAGTCGTAGTCCATGCCCTCGATATACCAGTCACGAGCTTTGGCTTTGGCTTGATCGCTTAGCTCGCCATACTTGAACACTTCCAACTCTATTACCTTGCTCATATACCCCCCTTATTTAGTTATGGTGATGGTTGCGTTGCTTAGGTATGAGTCAACTGCATCATCGATCTTGTCGCTGACCACATCATCAATGCGATCGCCAACGGCATCATGCACCGCATCATCGAAGTCGAAGTGGTAGCTCGGGTCGAAGTTATTCTCGAAGTAAGACTCAACCTCACTCTCCACAATGTCTTGCACAGCGTCTTTGGCTAGGTCTTCAATGCCCCCACCTATTAGCTCACGACGAACTAGGTCTTTGAACCAGTCAGCTTGTTGCAGGGTCAGGGCTACGCACTCTTGAAGAGATTGGTCTTCCGCTTGAGTTTTGGCTTGAGAATTACTGATGACCGTAGAGAGTAACTGTAGTTGCGAGCAGATGTTATTGACGATGTCGCTCAGCGTGGGGACATTTGTCCCCGTTGTAGGCTGAGGTGGCACAGCGTTTAGTAGATTCTGCTGTGCCTGTTGGTGTGCTATCTCGTGGTTAGCTAAGTCCTTGCCCATCTGCGTGAACATCTCGCCTAGGGCTACGCCCCCACCTAGTTTTGCTAGTGCATCCATTGCTTCATCCTCCTCGGGTGTGTTTGGTAATTGGTTAAGGTCTTGCATTGTGAATGTGGTCATGCTGTTTCTCCTTCGTCTTGGTTGCGTTCGTCTTCTATTTCAGTTAAAAACCCATCTACTTCGTTTGCTACATGGTTGGGTATGCTGGCAATCTTCTCTCGTTCGCCGTTTTCCCACTCCACTTCAATCGTCCACCACACAATCTTTTTCATACACTTTCTCCTATCGCTCCGAAAACCGCACGGAATGTTACATTTAATCATCGAGAAACACTTCTCGGTTGCACATCACTGTGTATCTATCAATGGGGACAAATGTCCCCGATTTCTTTTGGAGAATTAACATGACTTTAATCACATCATACAAATCATTCGTATCTAGCAAGCTCGCATGGGACAAGGACTTAGCAGACGCCCTAGGCAAAAAGACATGAGTACGGCAGAAAAGATGGCGTTTCTGGCTGATTTAGAGAAGAAAGACCATCGCCATAGCCTCAAATTGGCACAAACTAATCCGATTGCGTTTGCAAAGCACGTCTACCCGGGGTTCAAAGTAGGCCCCCACCACAAAAAACTGGCTAAAATCTTCCAGGATGTGGTCGACGGCAAGAAAAAGCGCGTCATTATCAACATAGCACCTCGTATGGGTAAGTCAGAGTTCAGCTCTTACCTGTTTCCTGCCTATTTTTTAGGCAACTACCCAAACAAGAAAATTATCATGGGTACCCATACGGCGTCACTCTCCGAAGACTTCGGTCGACGGGTAAGGAACTTAATTGAATCCGAAGAATATCAAGAGATCTTTCCGGGGACGAAAATCGCCGACGACCAGAAAGCGGCTGGGAAGTGGAGTACTGGTGCTGGTGGTCAGTATTACGCAGCTGGTGTTGGCGGGGCTCTGGCTGGTCGCGGTGCAGATCTTTTCGTAATTGACGATCCACATTCTGAGCAGGACATGAAGGCGAACAGCCGGTTGGCGTTTGACAATGCTTGGTCTTGGTTCCAAACAGGTCCGCTACAACGTCTGATGCCGGGCGGTGCCATCATCGTGATCATGACTAGGTGGTCTTTGTTGGACTTGACTGGGCGATTGATTGACTACCAGATCAAAAACCCAGATACCATCCCTTGGGAAATTGTTGAGCTGCCAGCCATCCTAGATGTCGGCACCGACAAAGAGAAATCCTTGTGGCCTGCCCAGTGGAGCCTAGAGGCTCTGAAAAATACCCAGCAGTCGATCGACCCACGGTACTGGAACGCTCAGTACATGCAGAACCCGACCTCAGATATGTCGGCGCTGGTCAGTCGAAAGGACTGGAAAACGTGGGAGGAAGACGATCCACCCCCATGCGAGTACATCATCCAGTCTTGGGATACGGCGTTTGAAACAAAGAACACCTCCGACTACTCTGCGTGCACAACGTGGGGTGTGTTTTATAACAACGAGGATCGGGGCAACCCCAACATCATCATGCTTGATGCGTTCAAGGATCGGATGACCTTCCCAGAACTAAAGGCAATAGCCCTCAAGCACTACAAAGAGTGGAAGCCAGATGCCTTCATTGTGGAGAAAAAAGCATCGGGAGCGCCGTTAATACAGGAATTAAGACTTATAGGAATTCCGGTGCAGGAGTTCACCCCATCACGCGGAAACGACAAGATGGTCAGGTTGAATGCCGTAGCTGACCTGTTTAGTTCAGGTAAAGTATGGGCACCAGATACACGCTGGGCGCGCGAAGTAATTGAAGAGATTGCTTCGTTTCCAGTTGGCGAACACGATGACTTCGTGGATACTACGACACAAGCACTGCTGCGATATAGGCAGGGGGGCTTTATCAGTCTTGAAACAGATGAGCAAGACGAGTTAACTTACAAATACCGCAGACGTGCGGCGTACTACTAGGAAAAACCATGAGCATAGAAAAATCGCTGTACCAAGCACCTGCAGGGCTTGATGCGTTAGCAGAAGAACCGGATTTAGAAATTGAGATCGAAGATCCAGAAGCGCTCCGAGTGAGCATTGATGGCGAAGAGGTTTTAGATATTGAAGAAGGCGAGTTCGAAGACGACTTCAACGAGAACTTAGCTGACGTTCTAGACGCAAGCGACTTAGAGTTGCTAGCTTCTGATTTAACTGAAGATATTGATAACGACCTTGGCTCCCGTGGTGATTGGGAGAAGATGTACAAGGACGGTATTACATTGCTGGGCTTAAAGTTCGAAGAACGAACTGAGCCTTGGGATGGCGCTTGCGGCGTGTTCCACCCGATGATCACTGAAGCAGTTGTACGCTTCCAGTCCGATACCATCATGGAGACATTCCCAGCCAGAGGCCCAGTACGTACCCAGATTATTGGTAAAGATACGGCTGAGAAGAAAGAAGCAGCGACTCGTGTTCAAGAAGACATGAACTACCAGTTAACTGAGAAGATGCCTGAGTACCGCCCTGAGCATGAGAAGATGCTCTGGAACTTGCCAAGTGCCGGTTCTGCGTTTAAGAAGGTCTACTACGACCCAAGTCTTGGACGTCCAGTATCTGTATTTATCCCGGCTGAAGACATCATATTGCCGTACGGCATCTCCGAAATTAACACTTGCCATCGCATCACGCATCGCATGCGCAAGACTAAAAACGAGTTGCTAAAGCTAATTAACGCTGGTTTTTACCGTGATATAGAGTTAGGTGAGCCAGAGAAATTTACTAGCGACATCCAAGAAAGCAAAGACAAAGAGACAGGTTTTTCAGCTACTTATGACGACCGCTTTGAGTTGTACGAGTCACACGTTGACCTAGATCTGCCTGGATTCGAAGATAAAGACGAAGATGGCGAGCCTACAGGTATTGCGCTTCCTTACGTCGTAACCATGATCCGTGGAACCAATGAGATTTTGGCTATTCGCCGCAATTGGAAGGAAGACGATGACCTCAAACTTAAACGCCATCATTTCGTACATTACCAATACATTCCGGGCTATGGCTCGTATGGCTTTGGTCTGTTTCACCTTATTGGCGGTTACGCTAAGTCTGCTACTAGCATCATGCGTCAGCTCGTGGACGCCGGAACCCTCTCAAACTTGCCGGGTGGCCTTAAGGCCCGTGGCCTGCGAATAAAGGGTGATGACACTCCGATTGCACCGGGTGAATTCCGTGACGTAGACGTAGGTTCAGGTTCAATCCGCGACAACATCTTGCCGTTGCCATACAAAGAGCCTTCGATGGTTCTGTCTGGCTTGATGGATAAGATCATTGATGAAGCACGTCGCTTTGCGGCTACTTCGGATATGAAGATTAGCGACATGTCTAATCAGGCGCCGGTGGGAACCACCCTAGCCATTCTCGAACGCAGCCTCAAAGTAATGAGTGCGGTGCAAGCCCGTGTTCACTACGCTCTCAAGCAGGAATTACAGCTTATTGCTGGTTTGATCCGTGATTACACAGACCCTGATTACACTTACGAGCCAGAAGAAGGCCGTCCAAGTGCTAAGAAAGGCGACTACAGCAACGTAGAAGTTCTGCCAGTTTCTGATCCAAACGCTGCTACGCTTTCACAAAGAGTCGTTCAATATCAAGCAGTTATACAGCTTGCACAGATGTCACCACACATCTACGACTTGCCGTTCTTGCACCGTCAGATGCTAGAAGTCTTGGGTATTAAGCACGCTGCGAAGATTGTGCCGATGCCAGAAGATCAGAAGCCGTTAGATCCAGTGACAGAGAACCAGAACGCACTGCGTGGCAAACCGCTCAAGGCATTCCAGTACCAAGATCACGAAGCACACATCAAGGTACACCAGTCAGCTATGCAAGATCCAGTCGTACAGCAACTCATTGGTCAGAACCCACAGGCTCAGGCAATTATGGGCGCTATGCAGGCTCACATCGCCGAGCACGTTGGTTATGGCTATCGTCAGAAGATCGAGTTGGCATTGGGTGTTTCTTTGCCAAACCCAGAAGACGAGTTGCCAGAAGATATGGAAAAAGAGATCAGCCGCCTTATGGCAGAAGCCTCTGTTCAAGTATTGCAGGAGTCCAAAGCTGCTCAGGCACAGCAACAAGCCCAGCAAAATGCCCAAGACCCAGTGTTACAGATGCAGATGCAAGAGTTGCAGCTCAAAGCCAAGGAAGTCGACATCAAGGAGCGCAAGCTCATGGCAGATGCGGCAGCCAAAGCGGACGAAATACGCATAAAAGAGGCCGAAATCGAGTCCAGAGAGCAAATTGCAGGCATGAACGCACAGATCAAAGTCGCACAAGAAGACAAAGTTCGTGCCACCAAAGAGAAAGAATTTGCGGTTTCAACAGGCATAGACATGGCCCACAAGCGTGCTTTGCTTAATAAACCACAGACAAAACCAAAAGGAGAGTAGTAAATGGATATATTGACAATGAATGCTTTACAAGTGCTGCGCGACAAGTTCCGCGCAGACATGAACAACTTCACTGACGACTTGGCAAATGGTCAGTGCGCTTCCTTTGAGCAGTACAAAGAGCTTTGCGGGGTGATTCGAGGTCTAGCCTACGCAGAGCGCCACTTAATTGACCTCGCTGAAAACATAGAGAAAGACAACGATGAGTGAAACCATCGCATTACCGGAGTCCCAGTTGATCCTGCCGCCAGGAATGAAAATTCCACAAGTGGATCATGAGTACGAAACAGCTGAGCAAAAAGCCCAGTCTTTGCCAGAGCCAAAAGGCTGGCGGATTCTGTGTGCCCTAGTAGAAGCTGGTGATACCTATGCAAGCGGTATTTTAAAAGCCGACACAGTCGTTAAGACCGAAGAGATCACATCTCCAGTTCTTTTCGTTGTGAAAATGGGTCCTGATTGCTACAACGACGCCGAGAAGTTTCCAGACGGTGCGTGGTGCCAGCAGGGCGACTTTGTTATTACCCGTCCATATTCCGGGACGCGCATCATGATTCACGGAAAAGAGTTTCGCTTGATCAATGACGATCAGGTTGAAGCAACAGTCGAAGACCCACGCGGTATTACCCGCATTTAATAGGAGAATTACATGCCTGATGATGACTACAAATTCCCTCACGAAACCGAAGAAGATAATACAAGTTCGGAGCTAGATATTGATATTGACGCCGAAGGTGACGTTGATATTGAGATTGAAGACGATACTCCGGAAGTAGATAAGCGGGCCAAACCCCTTGATTATGAAGTTGAAGATCCTTCTGACGAAGAGATTGAAAGCTACTCCAAGGATGTTCAAAGCCGTATTAAGAAGCTGACTCACGCAAGGCACGACGAAAGACGTGCAAAAGAATCACTTGCTCGTGAGAAAGCAGAGCTTGAGCGCATGACCACAGCGATCTTGGAAGAGAACCGCAAGCTCAAAGAGTACGTAAACAACGGGCAAGTCACCTACGCTGAGAATCTGCAAGCCAGAGCCGAAGCCGAGATGGAAATGGCACGTCGTAAGTACAAAGAAGCTCAAGAATCATATGACTCTGATGCGATGTTAGAGGCGCAAGAAAACTTGACAGATGCCAAGATGAAATTGGAAGCTGCAAAAAATTTCAAGCCAACCCCTTTACAAACTGAAAGAGATGATGTACAAACGTATCAACAGGCCCCCGAAGCGCCTAAACTTGATGAAAGAACCTTGCGCTGGCAAGCAAAAAACCAGTGGTTTGGATCTCCGGGGTACGAAGAAATGACAGCCTTTGCACTAGGGCTGCACCAAAAACTAGTTGCTACCGGGGTTGACCCCCGCTCTGATGAGTACTTCGCACGTGTTGACGGGCGCTTAAAACAGGTATTCCCTGCGCTATTAGACAATTCTGAGACTACAGCCGATAAAAGGGCTGATCAAGTTAAGAGACCTGCGACAGTAGTGGCTTCAGCTTCTCGCTCCACCGGAGCAAAGAAAACAATCAAACTTACCGCGACCCAAGCTCGCTTGGCGGAAAAGTATGGTTTGACCCACAAACAGTATGCACAAGAAGTTCTTAAATTGGAGACTCAAAATGGCTAATAACCGCACACCTCGGGAACTCGAAACCCGCGAACAAAACAAACCTCGTTACGTTTACAAACCAGCGAGTAGCTTGCCGGACCCAACACCTGACCCAGACTATGAGTTTTACTGGGTAGCAATTTCGATTGCAGGCCAAGAGCATGCCACAAACATGTCTCAGAAACGCCGTGATGGTTGGGAACCAGTAAAAGCAGTAGATCATCCTGAGTTACAGGTTCAAGGTAACAAGGATGGAAACGTTGAAATTGGTGGCTTGCTTTTATGCAAGAAACCAAAGGAGATGGCTGAAGCTCGCAGAGAGTATTACGATCAAAAAGCTCGTAATCAAATGGAGTCTGTGGACAACAGCTTTATGCGAAACAGCGATGCCCGCATGCCTTTGTTTAGTGATCGCAAGAGCACGACTACTAAAGGTGGTGGGTTTGGTAGTGGTAGTAAATAATTTTTTAACTTTTAGGAGATTTAAATGGCTTATCCAACCGTTTCAGCTCCCTACGGCTTAGTAGCAGTTAACCGTGTAGATGGCTTGCCATATGCCGGCGCAATTCGTCAGATTCCTATTGCGTCCACATATAACACAGCTATTTATGACGGCGACATTGTTGCTATCGTCGCAGGCGGCACAATTGCAAAATCGACTGTAACTGTTGACTCTACTACAGCAGCTGCGAACTACACCGCTGGTGTGTTTGTTGGTGTTCAGTACGTTAATACACAAGGTCAAACTGTACAAGCTCAGTATTACCCAGGTAATGCTTCTGCTACTTCAGCTATTGCTTATGTAGTTGATGATCCTTTGGCATTGTTCAAAGTAGCTGTTACTGCTTCTGGCAGCAACGCTGTTACGACAGTTAACCAAACTATTGTTGGCACTAACATGTCAATTCGTCAAGGTACAGGCAGCGCCACCACAGGTAATTCACAGGTTTCTGTTTATGCAACTAACGCTCAAGGTAATGCTGCTGTATTGCCAGTTCGTGTTATTGCTGTAGTTCCTGAGACTGCTACTAGTGCCGGTGCATACACAGAAGTGTATGTAAAGTTTAACAACCACCAGTACAACAACGCTAACGCGTTGAACTACACAGCTTAAGGAGCTAATTAAATGGCTATTTCACGCGCACAACTACTGAAAGAGTTGCTCCCAGGACTTAACGCATTGTTCGGATTAGAGTACAAGCGTTACGGCGAAGAGCACCGCGAAATCTACGAAACAGAGAAATCTGAGCGTAGCTTCGAAGAAGAAACAAAGCTGTCCGGTTTCTCTGCTGCACCAGTCAAGAACGAGGGCTCAGCCATCGCTTACGACAATGCACAAGAAGCATTTACAGCTCGCTACAACCACGAAACAATCGCTTTGGGCTTCTCAGTAACTGAAGAGGCAATCGAAGATAACTTGTATGACTCATTGTCTGCTCGTTATACCAAAGCATTAGCTCGTGCAATGGCGTACACAAAGCAGGTTAAAGCTGCTTCTGTATTGAACAATGGTTTCACCAACTCCAGCCAGTACTACGGCGGCGACGGCGTTCCACTCTTCTCTACAGCACACCCATTGGTGTCTGGTGGTACCAACAGCAACACATTCGCAACTGGCGCTGACTTGAACGAAACTTCATTGGAAAATGCAGTTATTCAAATCGCAGCTTGGACTGACGAACGTGGTCTGTTGATCGCTGCTATGCCACGCAAGTTGATCATTCCACCAGCATTGCAATTCGTTGCAACACGTTTGTTGGAAACCAACCTCCGCGTAGGTACAACCGATAACGACATCAACGCAATTAAGAACAACGGTTCTATCCCAGAAGGTTACGCAATTAACCACTATCTGACAGATACAAACGCATGGTTCTTGACTACTGATGTTCCAAACGGTATGAAGCACTTTGAGCGTATGCCTTTGGCTAACTCAATGGACGGCGACTTCGATACAGGTAACGTACGTTACAAGTCTCGTGAGCGTTATTCATTCGGCTGGTCTGATCCACTAGGAATGTTCGGTTCTTCCGGCGCCTAATTCAAATCTCGTGAGGATTTGAGCCACCTTCGGGTGGCTTTTTCTTTTTATAAAACACTTGCACAAAGCTAGAAAAGTAGTAAGATAAGTGAAACTGGGTGAATGGTCTATCAAACTGCCCCAGCAGACGCATACACGATTGGTAGACTGAACTTTGTATGAAGGACAATTTATTATGGCATTAGCAACTACTCAAGCCGTTTGGCGTTCTGGTGGCGGCGATCAAACTCGCACCGCAATCTGTGGCTCTATGAAAATGGCAGCCCCTTTCTATATCGCTAACTTAGCAGCAACTGCAAACGTAACTAACGTTTCTGGCGGATCAGCTTTGTTCCTCCCAGCTAACGCTGTTGTTACCGATGTTGTTATTACTGCTGTTGGCACAGGTTCTGTTGACTTAGGGTTTACCCCACTAATCAGCGTTGGTCCTGGTCAAACAACTACTTTGGGCACAAACGTTCCACAGGCTTTCTTAGCTAACGCTTCTACGGCTTCCCGTGTAACTGTTGATACTGGCGCTACAGGCGGCGGCGCTTACTTAGGTAACGTAGCTAACGCAACTAACTTAGTTGTTGTTACTACTAAAGCTAACGGCGTATCTTCTGGTACTGTAACCGGTATTATCGAATACTACGTATACGACTCTGGCGCACAAAACGTCTAATTAATCAGGGGGTTACGGCCCCCGTTTAACCTTATTGGAGATTAATTATGATGCAAACTGACGTAAAAGCAGTTTACGTAACCGGTTCTGGCGCTAATGCGTATGCTCAACCAACACGTGTAAAAGGTATTTCTGTAGCTGCTACAGGTGCCTGCGTAGTTGAATTGACTGACGGCAGTGGTTCTGGCGCTTCTCGCCTTAAATTTGACGTACCAGCTTCTGCTACAAACAATCCTTTTTGTATGATGCTGCCGGGCGAAGGTATCCGTTTTTACACTTCTGTGTACGTAAACAGTCTTACAAACGCTACTTCCGCTACGATTATCTATGGCTAAGAAAAAAGGCGTATCTCTCGCAGTTGGTCGTGGCGAAAAGCTACCCGTATCGAAAGGTGCGGGGCTTACTGCCAAGGGTCGTGCTAAGTACAACGCGGCTACAGGGTCTAATTTAAAGGCTCCGCAGCCACAAGGCGGTGCAAGACAGCGTTCGTTCTGCGCCCGTATGTCCGGCATGCCTGGACCAATGAAAGATGAAAAGGGCAGACCAACACGTAAAGCAGCAAGTCTTAAGCGTTGGAACTGCAAATGACTTTATATGAACTTCTTACCATTGGCGCATACTTCGTGGGGGCTATCTTGGGTTTCATAATCAAAGACAAGTCTGACGAACTCAAGCGTCAAGGTATTTTGCTCAATAAGACTAGAGAAGAGGTAGCTCGTGATTACATCACTAAAATTGAAGTTCGCAGCGATATGCAGCAAATCATTAATCGCTTTGATCGACTTGAAGAAAAGATTGACAGAGTCATTGAAAAGCATAGTTAAGAAAGACTAAACATGAAACACGATGACATCAAACAAGATATGCCGATGATGAAAAAAGTAGCTGCGCAAGCAGTTAAAGGTCATGAGAAGCGTATGCACAAAATGGCTAAAGGCGGCGTAACCCGTGCTGACGGCTGTGTAACTAAAGGTCACACTAAAGGTAAGATGATTACTATGTGTGGCGGTGGTATGACTAAAGGATGATGAAAATGAACAAAAAAGCAAAATGCTACGAAGATGGTGGCGAAATCGAATTCGAAACCAAAGTTGGCCCAAATAAAATGATTAGCGATGACATTCGTGAAAAAGCTATGAAAGCCGTTGCTGAAGGTGGTCAGAAAGAAGCCCCTAAAGCTAAGCCACGTATGGCAAAGCCAAAAGCAAAAACCAACGTTATGACTGACTCTATGTCACGCATGAACGCTGCTGGCGACACATACAAAAAGGGCGGTATGGTAGGTTCTGCTTCACGTCGTGCAGATGGTTGCGCAACTAAAGGCAAAACTAAAGGCCGTTTTGTATGAGAGCCTCTCGTGGTATGGGTGCGGTGATGCCTGGCAAAATGCCGGGCAAGAAAGTTATTCACCGCAAAGACAAACCACAAGATGTAGATATGTACGCTGCAGGCGGCAAAGTTAATGCTGCGGGTAACTACACCAAGCCTAGCCTTCGTAAGAAGATTTTGTCGCAAGTTAAAGCTGCGGCTACACAAGGTACTGGCGCTGGTAAATGGTCAGCCCGTAAAGCACAATTAGTGGCTAAGAAATACAAAGCTGCTGGCGGTGGCTATCGTGATTAAATGGCTCTGGAGATTACTGAATGGCTCTGACAAAACCCCAACGCAGCCTCAAAGCGTGGACGAAACAAGAGTGGACAACCAAGTCAGGAAAAAAGTCGTCCGAAACAGGAGAGCGGTACCTGCCAAAAAAAGCAATACAAGCGCTAAGCCCACAGGAGTACGCAGCAACAACAAGAGCAAAGCGAGCGGGAAAAGCGCAGGGAAAACAGTTCGTGCCCCAGCCGCCAAAAGTAAAAGCAAAAGTAAAACCGTATCGAAAGGTTAAGTAATGGCTACTAAAAATTGGATTGCAGGTGCTATAAAGAAACCTGGAGCGCTACGCAAAGAACTTGGTGCTAAAGCTGGTAAGCCGATTCCAGCAAAAAAACTAGCTGCAGCTGCTAAAAAGCCAGGTAAACTGGGACAAAGAGCACGTCTTGCCCAAACTCTTAAAGGCATGAAAAAATGAGTACTTCAGGCACTACAGCGTTTAATCTAGATATGAACGACCTCATTGAGGAGGCGTTTGAGCGTTGTGGTAAAGAACTCCGTAGTGGTTATGACTTCCGTACTGCACGTAGGTCTGTCAATCTTTTGACTATTGAATGGGCTAACAAGGGTATTAACCTTTGGACCGTTGAGCAAGGTCAGATTTTGATGAATACTGGGCAGGCTATCTACCCTATTCCTGTTGATACGATTGACTTACTTGATACTACAATTCGCCAGAATAATGGTTCTCCAAGCAACCAGATTGATATTAATATCAGCCGTATTTCTGAGTCAACCTACATGACTATTCCTAATAAGAATACGAATGGTAGACCAATTCAAGTCTGGTACAACCGTCAATCAGGTAACGTTGCTGCTATCCCACAAGCTACTATCGCTACTGGACAGGCTATCTCTAGTACTGATACAACAATTACCCTAACAGATGTTTCAAGGCTTCCTACTACTGGGTTTGTCAATATTGACAACGAAACCATTGGATACCAGAACATCGTAGGTAACCAGATTCTTAATGCTTGGCGTGGTCAAAATGGTACAACAGCCGCAGCCCATGCAGCTGGCGCTAGTGTTTACCTAAACAACTTACCTTGTATTAACGTCTGGCCCACCCCTAATGCACCTGGCGATCAGTACACATTTGTTTATTACCGTATGCGTCGTATCCAAGATGCTGGTACAGGTGTAAATACTGAGGACATCCCTTTCCGCTTTATTCCTTGTATGGTAGCTGGATTGGCATACCATCTTAGTATGAAGTTACCAGAGGTAGATATGAACAGGGCTGTAGCGTTAAAGCAGGTTTATGATGAGTCATTCCAGCTAGCTGCCGATGAGGATAGAGAGCAGGTTCCAGTAAGATTTGTACCACGTAACTCGTTTTACTATAGCTAATCATGCCAAGTAAGTTTGCGTCAGGTAAGTATGCGATTGCTGAGTGCGATAGATGCGCACAGCGGTACAAACTTAAGGAACTGCGGATACAGATAGTTAAGACGAAACCGTTTCAAATTAAGGTTTGTAGGTCTTGTTGGGATCCAGATCAGCCACAGTTGTCGCTAGGTCTCTACCCAGTAAATGACCCGCAAGCAGTGCGTGACCCAAGACCTGACGTAAGCTATTTACAATCTGGTCAAACTGGTCTGCAAGAGAACTTAACTGGTGGACCAACTGTAGATGGTTTTGGTTATCCAGAAGGTGGTAGTAGGGTGTTTCAATGGGGCTGGGCACCTGTTGGTGGGGCTAGTTATTTTGACAGCGTTTTGACCCCAAATAACTTGATTGCAATAGGGCAAACAGGTACAGTTACAGTTACAACAACTTAAGGAGTAATCATGGGATTCAGAAAAGCTGCTGATGGCATCACAAAGACAGGTAAAACTAAAGGTAAGAACCTTGGTGACTCAGGTCCAATCAAAGGTATTGAAGGTGGCAAAGGCAAAAAAGGCGCAAAATCTGTAACTTCAGAAGCTATGAAGAAGTTCGGTCGCAATCTGGCTAAAGCTAAAAACCAAGGATATTAATCATGGCTAAACAAAAATTCCCACCTACAGAGACCAAGAATGCTTTTGGTGCTCATGGGCATGCTAGAGACAATGGTCCTGCTAGTGAATATACTGGTTTTAAATACCCTACTGGTGGTGGAAACGACATCGGTGTGTATAAGCAACCAATGCAAA